CGTTGCGTGTTAAGTTGACGGCAGTTACTAGTCAACTTAAAAGCCTATTTCAAGGTTCGCAACAACCATTATCAACAGACGAATTCTTAAGAATGTTAAAAGATCAGGGTGTTGCACTAGGCAAATCTGATCTTTTTGATATCGTAAAAAAAGAGCCACTTAAAAATATCATAGCTGATATTAACGATGACACAGTTACATTTAAGGGCGATGAACAAATTGGACCAGATCCGAGCCCGGACGAAAACGAAAAAATTCGTAAACAAATGGCAAACAAAGCATTAAATTGACCTTTTAGATTGTATTACATGTAAAAGTGTAGTACAATTACCATATGTACATACCAAATAAATATAACTACGTTCCCATGAGTAGAGTGGAAGTAGACGGCAAACGCCGCTATGCTACTCCGGATGGTGAAAAACTACCCAGTGTTACTACTGTATTAGAAGCTACTAAAAGTGAAGAAAGTAAAAAAGCTTTGCAAGAGTGGCGTAACCGAGTAGGACATCAAAAAGCACAAGAGATTACAACTGAAGCCGCAGGCCGTGGAACACGAATGCACAAATGGCTTGAGAATTATATTAAGACAGGAGCAACAGGTGAGCCCGGAAGCAATCCGTATAGCTTGCAAAGCCATATTATGGCGCAAACTATCATTAATCAAGGTCTTGTTAACTGCAGTGAATGGTGGGGTACAGAAGTGCCGCTCTACTTTCCGAAGATTTATGCAGGGACGACAGACTTAGTAGGTATACATGATGGCAACGAAGCTATCATGGATCATAAACAAACTAATAAACCTAAAAAGCGTGAGTGGATCGAAGACTACTTTGTTCAATTAGCAGCCTATGCTAACGCACATAATGAAGTACACGGTACAAAGATACGTAAAGGTGTCATTTTCATGTGTTCTGCTGACAATATCTATCAGGAGTTTATCTTAGAAGGCTCTGAGTTCGACAAATATTCTACTGTCTGGTTCGAACGTTTAGACAAATACTATTCACAGTTCCTATAATAGTTGATAAATAGTATAATCATATAAAGATTATACTATGGCTATCGTACAAATCTCCAAAATTCAACACCGTACAGGTGCAAACGTTGACTTACCCCAATTAGATATCGGGGAGATCGGTTTTGCAACTGATGACAGGCGTATATATATAGGTAACGATCCTGTAATACATCCTGCCGCTAATTCAAGTACTACTACACAAACAGAAATTCTCACTGAGGTTAGTAATTTAAGTTTCGGAAAAATTACAGGTACTGGTAACGGCAATATTAATTTATCAAACGTTGTTCCCGGGCAGTTAGTTGTTGCTAAAAACATCGCAAACTCTACTAACTTAGAGTGGGTTAATGCAGGTGGAAACGCTAAACAGCCTGGTAATACTAGTCAATATAATAATGTTAATGTTCACTTAGGTCATGCTGACTACGTTAAGTTAGGCGGCGGTACTAACGGTTATATATTACAAACAGACGGTACAGGTAACTTAACTTGGGCAGCATTCTTAACTGGCAACGTTGTTTCTGGAACACCAGGTGGTGCTAACAGTCAAATTCAATACAATCAAGGTGGTACTACCTTTGGTGGTAGTTCCGGCTTTGTATACAATGAAGTTACCGGCGAACTTACTAACGCCGGTAATATTAATGTTACATCAGGTAATATATACGGTAATTTGATAGGTCCACATAACGGTACAGTGGGTGCAGGTACACCTAACACAGGTGCATTCACTAGTATTATTGTAGCTAATAATGCAACTATTACAGGAAACATTACTGGTGGCAACGCTAATATTTCAGGTAGAATAGCAGTAACAGGTAATGCTAACGTCGGTAATTTATTCAGTACTGGTTTAGCAAACGTAGGTAATCTTAGAGTTACAAGTCGTGTACAATCTAACCTAGTCCCTTCATCTGATGAAACTTTTGACTTGGGTTCTAGTTCACTTAAGTGGAGAGATTTGTATCTAAGTGGAACTACAATCAACTTAGGAACACAAAATATTTCATCTAACACTAATGGTGTTAGTATAACAGGTAACTTGTATCTTTCAACTAACACTATCAATGTTGCATCAGTAACTGCAAATACAGTAAGCGGTACATTAACTACAGCCGCACAGCCTAACATTACTAGTATTGGTAATCTAAGCACATTAGCTGTAGATGGTATTAGTTATTTAGGTAATGCAGCCAATGTTAGAATTTCAGGTGGTGTTAATGGTTATGTGTTAACTACTAATGGATTAGGTGGGCTATCATGGGAGCCGGCATTAGCTACTTCTACACCACCGGGCGGTTCAAACACATTCATTCAATTCAACAATAATGGGTCATTCGGTGGCGACGCCGCATTAACATATGATCCTATAAATTTCTTAGCAACTGTACCAAATATAACTGTTAATGGTATACTACAGACAGCTAGCGTTTCTAACGTTAAGATACCCGGCGGTACTAGTGGTCAATTCTTAAGAACAAATGGTGCAGGTACTTTAACATGGGCTACACCTGGTGGTGGTGGTGGCACACCCGGCGGTGCTAATAGCGAAATTCAATTTAATGATGCTGGTGCATTTGGTGCAAGTTCAGCCTTCACTTTCAATAGTGGTTCAAATACATTAACAGTAGCTAACATAGCAGGTACTATTACAACAGCCGCACAGCCTAATATTACTAGTGTGGGTAACTTAACAAGTTTAATTGTCACTGGTAATATCACTGCAGGTAATTTAAGTGGTGCAAATGCAGTTGTTGCTAACTTCTTTGTTGGTAGTGGTGCTAATCTAACTAATATCAATGGCGCTAATGTAGGACAAGTTGCAAATGCAAACTTTGCGTCATATGCAGGCTCTGCTAATTCTGCATTAGTTGCAAATACAGTTAATGATAATGCTCAACCTAATATAACTAGTTTAGGTACATTATCTAACTTAACTGTATCAGGTATTACCACACTGGGTAATGTAGGTAATGTTAATATTACGGGTGGAGCAAATGGTCAATTCTTAAGAACAGATGGAACCGGCAATTTAACTTGGGTATCGGCTCAATCTCCTGACTCTAACGCAAATTCTGTACAGTTTAATGTAAGTGGTGCATTTACTGGTAGTGCAGACTTTACATTTAACAATTCTACAAACACATTAGCAGTAACCTTAATGACTGGTACGCTAACAACTAATGCACAACCTAATATCACTAGTGTAGGTAACTTAACAAACTTGACAGTAACTGGTAATATTACTGGTGGTAATGCTAACTTAGGTAATGCAGTTATTGCTAACTTCTTTATCGGTAGCGGTGCTAATTTAATAAACTTGCCTGCAGGTAACATATTAGGTGCAGTATCTAACGCTGATATTGCAAATACTGTTTCAGTAAATGCACAGCCTAACATTACTAGTCTTGGTAATCTAACAGTGTTAGAAGTAACCGGTAATGCTAATATCGGTAACATCGAAACAGTTAATATTGTAACTGCAAATTACTTGTATGGTGATGGTAGCAACATAACCGGTATTGATGGAAATGCTATTAGCGGTGACGTAGCAAACGCAAACTATTCTGCGTATGCTGGATATGTTACAGGAGCACAACAAAGTAATATTACTAGTGTAGGTAACTTAACTTCATTACGTATATCAGGCACAAATAGTATAAATTCAACTGATGCTTTGATATTAGATGGTTCAGTGACCAATATGTATATATCGACTGATCCTACTGGATTCAGTATACTTGATAAGCCTGCACATTCAGGTTCAGGTATATTAGTATTTGATGCATTAGTAGGGATAGTACCATTACAAGCTGCAGGCTTTGGAGCTCCCCAGTTAGCAAATACTGCTAACACGGATGCAATAGTATTAGCAAAGAATGATTCAACAGCACCTAACTCACATTCGTTTATTCCAGTAAGCGACTTTACTACTAACTTGGGTGATAGTGAGGATGAAGCATTAGGTAGTTCATTCTTTAGAAATGCATACTTAGCTAGTGTTGTGATTAAAGATACATCTGATGCAAATACTTCTAACTGGCCAACAGCACCTAACTGGCAACTATTAGGTGGGGCAGATGGATTGTATATTACAGATGGCTTCGGTGTCTATAAAATAACAGTTGGAGTTGATGTAGCCGGTAATGTAGGCGTTCCGGTACCAATTGCTAGATAATTAGATAAATATATAATACACTCTCAATTCGGGGAGTTTATGCGGTCCCCCGCGTAGTGGATAGAACCCACAATATTCAAGGAGAAAACAAATGGCAAGACCACTTAAAATAGCAAAAGACTCAACAATCGATATCGGATTCCCAAATGACGGTACAACAGATAACGGATTTAACGGTAACGGAATAGGAGTAGTTGGTGGAAATAACGTAAGTCTTAACGTAGTAGTACGTGTAAAGATTGGCGCAAACGCAGAAGCAGACGGGTATATCTTACGTCAAAAAGCAAAACGTAAGTACTTAGTCACTGACGGTGTAAATACCGGTGTATGTACATTGGCTGATGTTGCTGATGATAGTTTAGCAGATGATGACATGACAATCACTGCAACTGATAATAACGGAGACCCAATTCGTTTTTCTACTATGACAAACAAATGGGCATTAGACTTTTCAGATACTAAGTATTTGTTGTCATTCTTTACTACAGCGGCTGCTGGTACTACTCCTGGTACTGATTATGAAAAAGTATCAGTTGAAAACAACGATTAATATCAACATAATAAAAAAAAGCGACTTAGGTCGCTTTTTTTATTATCTTCTGTATCTTTTCTTGAACCACTTCAAAGTTTACTGTGTTGAATAAACCAGGATGTAGTGGTTTAGGATATCTTCTATAATCTACCCAAGCATAACCTACATGTTCTTCATTTAATATAGGAATGAATTCATTCTCAATGATACAAAAGAATGTATGATAAGTGAATGTGTTATTCACAAATTTCTGTATAGGTATTAGTTTTGCATGTTCTGGAAAGAAGTTAATTTCTTCACTGCACTCACGTTCAACACCTTCTATTAGTGTTTCACCTTCTTCAAGCTTTCCACCGGGTAGTCCCCAATTACCAATGTTCTTTTCATCGCTTCTTAATAAGAATAGCAATCGTTTAGTTTGGGAACAATAGAAGAATACGCCCGCTGAAATATTTTTGTGCATATAGTAATTTATCTGTTTAAATCACTATGCTAAAATCTCCTGGAGCATACCATCCTTCATACGCTTTCATCCATGACATACCATCAAAACGATATTGTACACCAGTGGTTAAGTTAGTAACAAATTGAATATCGCTAATTATCGTAGAATTAAAACTTACTATCCAATTAGTACCATCAAACTCAATAATGTCATTTGCATGTGCAACTAAGTTACCCCATGCGTTTGATGTTTCAATATTGTTATCACTACCGATATCTTCAACAATCAAATAACGCTGACCAATTACAGGTTCAGGTAATCCATTTTCTTCACTAGGAGTGCTAGGTCCTTTTTGCAATGGATTTATAACGCTATCAACTGCATCCATAGTGTTGGCCGGTAAGGTATCAGTATCAATGTTATATATTAATAATCTATCATCTGTTGGGTTAAATGCTATAGTACCTACAATATCAGTATCCATATATGGGTTTTGTAACCATATCTGACTGATACCCGGTCTAACAGTACCGTATACATTTAAAAAGCTTTCCCATATAACCTCACTATTAGGACCTGCAGGTGTATCTAATGTATTGTTGCCAGGTGTAAATGCTGCACCATCTGGTAATACTTGTAGTGTATTACCTAATAGTAATATTTTATATCCATATGGAGTTATCTTTTGACGAGTACCTAATAGTAATTCATCGTCTTGCATATCTGACAGTGCATTACCCTTAAAGATACTAGCAATAATCTTGTAGATGATATTCATCTTAGTAATCTTAGCCGCACTACTAATCCATATAGGCATGTAGAATTTCCAAGTCATCACATCAACAGGATTGCCGCTACCTTGTGGAATAACACGACTACTAAATGTTAATCCATCTTGATATACAACACTTAAACTAGTCCAATCAATAAAGTTATCAGTGCTTTGTATTTCCATGCTTGGATTAAACAATACACCTAATTGCTCAATTAATTCTAATTTCTGATTATAGTTCGTAGTCCAAAAGTCTACGGTAATTCTTAACGTATAGGGTACAGGCATGATACGTTCAACACTAAATGCTTGACCTTGTGTTGTTTCATATTGACCTGTTTGCTGATTGAATGTCTTTTGACGAACATCAAGTTGTTCAATAAAATAAGGATCTTGTGTTCTACGTTGGTCGTATTCAAGTCCGGTAATATAGTAAGTAATCAGTGGTGCGCTAGGCAAACTGCTAGGACTGTTTTCAGCTATTTGAGTAGCTGCCATACGACTTTGATCACCGTACATGATTGGCACACGTACTTGAATGTCATTGCCTGCAGGGTCTTTCCCTTTAGTAACTTGCCAGTTACTAAAGATTCTTGCGAATTGAACCAGAAACCTGCGGATCTGATTATCATAAAAGTAAGAAGCCAAAATTAAGTCCCTTGTATAAATAATAGTGTAACTCGCGGTTTCGGACACCCAGTTACTCTAAAGCTATCAAGGAGCATCAGCATGACTATTTATCTTTATAAAAAGACCCATCGTATTACTGGATTACAGTACTTAGGTAAAACTACATCAAACGACCCTCACTCATATACCGGATCTGGTAAATATTGGAAATCACATCTAAAAAAACATGGATCTGATTATGATACTGAAATTTTAAGAGAATGTGCAACTAATGATGAAGTTAAACAATGGGGAGAATATTACAGTATATTATGGAATGTAGTTAGCAGTAATGATTGGGCTAATTTAAAGACAGAATCAGGTGATGGCGGTGATCCAGGACCAATAGGTCGTAGCAAAATTTCAAAGGCCCAAACAGGAAGAAAGCATACTTTTGAAGAAAATGTGAATAAAAGTAAAAGACAAACCGGGATAAAACGTTCTCAGGAATATCTTGCAAAAAAGATAGGTAAAAAATATAAAAAACCTAAAATACGAAGCAGTCCTAATAAAAATAAAGGTCGTCCACTTCCGCAAGAATGGATTGATAAAAGTGCAAAAACTCGCACAGGTATGAAATACAAAATAGTAGAGTGCCCTCATTGTCTAAAACAAGGCGGTTCTTGTACAATGCCAAGATGGCACTTTGATAATTGTAAACTTAAAAAAGCTTAATCTGTTTGAATTCTAAGTATAGACGACAATGCTTGTCTCTCAGGTATTGTCGTACCGTTAGTCAATACAGTTACATTGCTATTGTTAATGAATGTACTTAGCTGTGATTTATCATCGCTAGTAAATCCTAGTCCAGTTCTTACATTCTCACTTATCTTGATCCACAATACACCATCCCAACGGAATAATTGTTGCGGTAAATAATCAGTACGTAAGAAGTAATCACCTATCTCGGCTGTAGCTGGGAAGTTAGTTCCCGCTGCAACTGGTTCACCATTAGGAGCTGTGCCATCACCTGTCAAGTATCCATCAATATAACCAAAGCTTCTTGGGCTTTGACGTTTAATATATCTGAATCTAGGATCAGTATCAGCACGATAGTCAATGATGCCAGGTATAATCTCACTGTTAAATCCGGGCGCTACTGGATCTTGGTCACTGGTAATATATGTATTATCTGATGTACCATATGGGCCAGTGATTTCTCCCATAGATTTAACAGTTAATACTGTTGTACCCTCAAGTGCTCCACTACCACTATCAGTTACTTCAGGTGGTATCTCAGCAATCTGTAAACTTGCTTGAATGAATGCACGTAATGCAGATGTATCATCAGCAGTTAAGTCCCACAAACTCTTTAATGCGGCTGCACTAATCTTTAGTACAGGACTAGGGTTTCCGTACAATGAGCTAGTTACAAATGTAACAGTGCCTTGAACTGTAGGAGCTTCTTTAGTTATAACAACATTGACTGGGGGTGCCGGTGCATTGTTATCATATGTAGGTACAACATATAATTGACTTCTATCGTAACCTGATTTTGGAACTATTCTCATAGCTTCTGCAATAACAGCATCATTGATTTCAATGTTCTTATTGTACCTACCAATAATATCTTGTAGTGTGCTAGCCGTATCGACCTCCCAATATTCTGTATCAGTACATGGTACGCCAACTGGTGCTGGCCCGGGCGCTATTACTGTATAAGTTGTGCCACCATATGTTACTGTATATCCAACTGGATACTCTTTTGTATTATCCCAATCACCTAAGTAATTATCCTTATTAATTGGTTGATTCATAATATCTGCATATTCTTGTGAATCTACTAATGGTTCGCATTTGATACGCCATAAGTGCGGATACCATGTAGGACTAAACCCTTCACTAGCATAATTACCATCAGTAACTTGATAATATCTTCTTAATCCAACTGGTATAGTTTCATTTAATGGATGATAATCAGTTAGGTGCGGTAATTCTAATACGTCACCAACTATTAACTTTCTACCTATAATATTCATCATATCATTATAATGAACCGTGATAAAGATAATATCGTTGTTTAAGAATAATCCAAACTGACTCAAATCAAAATCTAGATTCTGCACATTATAATGTCCACGTATTCTATAAATATCCGGATCATATTTTCTGTCACGATTTTCTAAGAATAGTAAGTCCTGAATATCTGTTACGTTTGGTGTAGTATATTGCGGTTGAGTAAGATCATTGCTTGGTCCATTATTCTTAATCCCAATATATTTGTGAACAAACAAGTCGGTAGCGCCGATAGTAAACATTTCGGATATTGTTTTATCCAAAAACTTAAAATCGTTTGATTTTTGTGGTCTATAAAGTGAGAGTTTTGGCATCGTTTAATCCAATTGTGTAGTATTTATCGTGTTGTAAGGTGAAAAAATTCTTGCATTTAATTGGAATCTAGTGTACAATACTAAGTATTATCAACTAGGAGAGCGCATGGCTACACGTAAAGGCAAACATACAGAAGACCACTTTGTCAAGGCATTGAACCCAAGAGATGCAGATACAAAATATTTAGGTGACGAACCCTTCTTCCCATTGCAACCCGATGAGGATAAACGAAATGTTACACTAGCCCGAAGCTTCAATTGGTATAACCGTTTCTATACTAAAAAAGATGCTAAGGAACTACTAAGTCAATACTTAGATTATAACAACCGCACAGAAGATGCTAAAAAGATGCGTAAGGTTCATGAAAGTGAATTCCTAATGACATTCTGCTGGTTGGCACGTATGAATCTTAGAGGGTTAGAACTGTCAGAACATGAGGAAGCTACATTACAGAACGAGATTTCCCGAGTATTAAAGTGTTTAGTTAAACCCGAAATACCTAAAGAAAAAGAAGAATCAGCTACACGTCCGAATATTCAGGACATTCTGAAAGATAAAGCACGTGATGCGGCAGGCGAACTTGAAGGTATGTTTGATGATTTTATTACAGCAGGCGCACCCACAAAACATTCATTTAAGCCTATGGATGAAGTAGCAAAAAAGAACGTAATGCCACAACATATCAGTTTGTTAGCTGATGTATGGAAAAAGAAACAAAACGAGTTTGATGAGGTTGCAAAGGGCAAGGATGCACAACTTGTTCAGGGTTACCAGCATTTGACAAAAACTCAAATTAAGAATATACTTAAGTTTATCGAACAAGTTCTGGGAGACCTGAACAGTTACGTTAGTGTTAAGAAAGCGGCAAAAGCCCCACGTGCCCGAAAAGCTGTTCCTGTAGAGAAACAGGTAGCAAAATTGAAGTACTTGAAAGTATTTAAAGATACAGCAAGTAAGTTAGATTTGGCAAGCGTACATCCCACAAAACTTCATGGTGCAAGTGAAGCTTGGGTATATGATACAGCAAAACGCAAGTTACATCATTATGTTGCAGATGATTACAGCAAAACATTTACTGTCAAAGGTAATACGTTGTTAGGATTTGATACTGCACAAAGTGAAATAAAAACATTACGTAAACCAGCAGAGCAGATTAAAGAAATTATGGGTAGCAAGCCAGCCGCTCGTAAGTACTTTAAAGATATTAAAGCAGTCAGTACTACACCTAATGGCCGCTTTAATGAAGGTATGATTATTTTGAAAGCATTTTGATGAATGATATTCAAGAACGTATGACTGAGTTAGTCAAGCCGATTGACCAGCAAATTATGATGTGCGATGATAGGCGTGACTTGCTTATGCTTAATTGCGCTATGTTACAGCGTGTCAAAGAAGTATTTGACATGCTTGTAGGGGAAGAAGGTAGAAAAAACATGTTTAAGGACCTAGTATAATGGAAGTGAAAGAATTTACAGTTAAAGATAACGAAGCTTTTAGATTGCGTGTGAAGCAATGGAGAGCTATTAATCCTAATGATCTCTATGCAGTTGAGTTTATTCAGGAAACAAAAGATAAAAAAGGTGATGTTGACATGAGTTCAACTTACAGTTTTTATATGAGTGAGAGTGAGTTAGAATCACTTGCTAAAGGTTTGTACGGATTGATTGGAAAGTAATGTCACAAAACATTGATTTAAACAAATACAAAAATTTCGTACAGGAAGTCACTAGTGATGCTAGCAACGATACTGAAACACTTGTGGCTAGAATTCGAGAGTTAAAACAACAACAGAATATTAATCCTGCATTGCTACTAACAGCAAGCACAGGTTTAGCTAGTGAAGGTGGAGAGTTTAGCGAGATTGTTAAGAAAATGTTTTTTCAAGGTAAGCCCTTTACTGAAGAAAATCGTTTTCACATGAAGCGTGAGTTGGGAGATATTATTTGGTATTGGACTAATGCTTGTAGAGCATTGAACTATGATCCGAATGATATCATTGCAGAGAACGTATCAAAGTTAGAATCCCGATATCCGGGAGGACACTTTGATGCATTTTATAGTGAGAACAGAAAAGAAGGTGATTTATGACAGCATTATATGAAGACGTAGTACATGGCCCTAGTAAGTATCCTAAAATTACACGTAAGATTACACAAGAGGGTATTGAGTTTTTGAGAGATCAATTGATTGGAAAATCAGTTCCTAAACAACATGTGGGTATTGCAAACCCACATGGCAGTACTGGTAGAGAAATTGAACGAATGGTTCTTGAATTTTTTGATCCAGTTTGCCGTAATGGTGAAACTAAAAAGGGTCCTGATGTATTAGAATATGGGCTAGATATCAAGTCCCATAACGCTACATCTATTGCAGATAATGCGACTACAATTGGGCATTCTAAATGGTATGATTTAGTAAATAAATCTTATAGACAGTCAGATGTTTATAAAAAAATGCAAGGTCATATTGATGTATGGTATGACAATAATTTGTGTGCTATTACTGATGTAAATGTCTACTATTTTGACTATGACCACATTCAGGAAGATTTAGAAAAGTCTTACGATGAACTGCAATCAATCGTTTCAGAACGAGGTATGATGGCATTGTTTAAGGGTGAACTGTTGGATTATGATGAAATCTATAAAGCTGATTTTACTATTAGTGCAGGACCTGAATCATTGTTCTTGTTAGATGTGCGTGATTCAGGAGTTAACTTTAGAATCTCACATAAGAACATGAAACACCTTGCTACTAGGGCAAAATCAGCAGACGCATTTTCTAGTAACTTTACATTTCTTTGATTGATAATCTCCAGATAAATACATTATCTGGAGATTATTATGGCAGGTGCTACATTAGACCAATTAAAAGAAGACTTATTTAGAAATTTACGACTACGTTTAGGTGACGGAATAGTTGACCTTGAGATTGGGCCCGAACACTTTGAATCAGCATATAGATATGCTATTAGTATCTATCGTCAAAGGGCACAGAATTCTACTGAAGAATCTTATACATTGTTGACGTTAGAAAAGAATGTAGATGTTTACACTTTGCCTAGCGAATTCATTAACGTAAGACAGTTATTTCGTAGAAGTATCGGGATGGAGACTGGTCCTGGTGCATCAGCATTTGATCCATTCTCAAGTGCTATTTTGAACACATACTTGCTTAACTATAATTATGCAGGTGGTCTAGCTACATATGACATGTATGCAGGATATGTTGAACTAGCCGCACGTATGTTCGGTGGATATGTAATATTCACATTTAATCCAGTAACTAAAGAATTACGTATTGTACGTGATGTAAAAGGTAGCGGAGAGCATGTATTGATTTGGGCAGACATTCAGAAGCCTGAAGCAGTATTGCTACAGGATCCGGGTGCAGGTGTTTGGATTAGCGACTGGATCTTAGCTATCCTTAAGGGCATCATCGGTGAAGCACGTGAGAAGTTTGCTAGCATTGCAGGACCAGGTGGCGGTACAAGTTTGAACGGTGCAGCCATGAAAGCAGAATCCAAAGAGATGCAAGCACAGTTACTAGAAGACTTAAAGCGTTATGTAGATTATAGTCAACCATTGACTTGGGTACAAGGTTAAATGAGAGCTATTGAATTTTTACAAGAGAGCTTAACTCCGCCTAATAAGTTTTTATCTAAAGCAGAAAAATTAAAAGCCGGCAATAAAGTTTTCTATAAAGGCAAATTAGTAGGTATTGCCACCGGTGAAATTAATGGTGATAGAGTTATTTTTAAACCTTTTGCATCTTACGGTAACTCTGGCAATTTTGCTAGTTTACCTATTGACCAAATAAGCTTACGAGAAGGTAAACATGTTCAAGGTGTGGCGGAAGGCTTCCCTCAACCGGGACCAAGTTCAGGTGCTCCACAACAGTTTGGCTCCGATGCTAAAATACAAACTCGCCAAATGACTGTAAAAGATATTATATCATCTATACCCGGTGTGCCTTATTACAATAATGTAGTCGATGATTGGGACGCCAAAGATTATAGTTGGAATACTACAGAAAAGGTTATAGAGTATGCTACTTACTTAAAGGATCATCCAGAAAGTTTAGCAAAGTTGCCACCAATCATAGTATTAAACGGTAAGTTTGAAGATGGTGCCCATAGGGTATCTGCCATATGGTTGCTACAACAAAGAATGGATCCTAAAAATCCATTGTGGAAAAATGCTAAATTAAATGTTCAATTTGTTAAGCAAGGTATGGCGGAAGATAATTAACCTAAACAGTTTACTTTACAACTCTCCTGTAGTACAATATGTATTACAGGAGTTACCATATGATTATTGGAGTTACAGGATTAATTGGGTCAGGCAAAGATACGATTGCTGACTATCTTTGCACATTTCACGGGTTCAAACGTGTTAGTTTTGCGGCCTCATTGAAAGACGCAGTAGCCGCAGTATTTGGTTGGAATAGAGATTTACTAGAGGGTTCAACTAAGTCTAGTAGAGAATGGCGTGAAAAACGTGATGAATGGTGGAGTAATCGTTTAGGTATGGAAATCACCCCACGGTGGGTACTACAATACTGGGGCACAGAAGTCTGTCGTAACGGTTTTCACAAAGATATCTGGGTTGCTAGTGTAGAGAACAAACTACGTCAGACAGACGAAAATATTGTTATTACTGATTGCAGATTTGCAAATGAAGTTAATTCAATTAAAAGTGTAGGTGGTGTGACTATGAGAGTTAATCGTGGGTCACGTCCAGTATGGTATAGTGCCGCAGTTGATTACAACAATGAATCTGAAAGTAGCGAACAATATCAAAAAGCCAAGTTAATACTAGAAGGGCACAATGTTCATGCAAGTGAGTACAGTAGTGTAGGATTGTTGTACGACTACTATATTGACAACAACGGAAGTATTGATTCATTACACGGGCAAGTAAACTCAGTAGTCAACTTCTAAGTCACCCCTACGCCAAGTAACTTCTTTACGTTTGACAACTTCTACACAGTTAAGACAGATACTACGTAAGTTTATTAGTTCGTTATTATCTAAGTTACCGTCAATGTAGAAGACGGTAAGCTGACTAGTAAACAATCCCTTAAAGCCGCATAAATCACATGCGGCTTTTTTCTTGTATCCTGCTTTTTGCCAGCTGGGTACTCTAGCTTTTTTCTTATTATTCTTACGACCACACTCATCACATTTAGACCGATAGTGTATTATGTCATTACGTTTGTAATTAATAGCGCAAAAGTTCTTATTGCATTGCTTACATATAGGTCTCATAGTGATATTTATGATAGGAACCTTCGAAGGCACCATTTTCGGCAGTTTTTACGTCCTTCTGATAAATATTAGTACGTTAGGGCGTTAACCCTCAAAATCATAACACAAAAGGAAAACAACATGGCACTAGTATCACCAGGCGTACAAGTTACGATCATTGACGAAAGTCAATACGTTCCATCAGCCTCAAATTCAGTCCCTTTAATTATCTTAGCTACCGCACAGAATAAAACAAATGCAGCCGGTACTGGGGTAGCAGCGGCAACTACAAAAGCTAACGCTAATAAATTATATCAAGTAACAAGTCAACGTGACTTAGTAAACTTATACGGAAATCCATTTTTCTATAAGACAAGTACAAATGTACCTATTCAAGGGTATGAGTTAAATGAATATGGTCTACTAGCCGCTTACTCATTATTGGGTACAACAAATCGTTGCTTTGTACTACGTGCAGACGTAGACTTAGCAAGTTTAACAGGATCTATTTCCCGTCCATTGGGTGACCCAGCTGATGGCACTTATTGGTTAGATACTACATCAAGTGATTGGGGAATTTACGAATGGAACAGTACAACACAGAAATTTGTAGAGAAGACTCCGTTAGTAATTACTGACAGTACAGATTTGACTGGCGACTATCCAAAAGTTAGTTTAGGTAATGTTGGTAGTTACGCAGTTATTGCATCCCAACCAACAACAGGTCCTACAAGTAATTCTACTTATTTTTATAAAAACTTGGATAATGTCTGGGTTCAATTGGGTGGTGTTGACTGGAAGAAGAGTGTCCCTACTGCGATCGGTGCAACTTACAATCCTACAGTAACAGTGGGTGACAAGTTTGAAATTATTACTTCTAATTTTACATTAGAAATTACAGTACCTAACAGTCCTAATAACGATATTGATGGTGTAGTATCTGCTATCAATGATTATGGAATCGATGAAGTATTTGCGGAAAATGTAGGTAACAAGTTATACATATATTCTGCACAAGTAAGTGCTAATTCTTATGTTACTGTAAACAATCTAACAGGAACTCCTTTAGAAGATTTAGGGTTAGTAGATGGTAAAACGTATTACCAATCACTTACTACATATGGCACATCTGCTCAGATGCCATTATGGGGTAGCTCACAATCTCAACCTAGAATATCAGGTTCAGTATGGATTAAGACAAGTGTTACAGGCAGTGGTGCAAATCTATTACTTTCTAAGTACAATAGTATACTAGATCAGTATATTGTACAAAATTGCAATATGTATTCTTCTGATTGGGCAGCTACATATGCGTTAGACAGTACAGGAGGAAAAGCTATTCCAGCTGGTTCTACTTATGGTCAATATGGTTATATGAATAGTTGGACCAGTGCTCCTGTTATTCTTAAAGAAAGACTGGCAACAGGTGCTACAGTAGCGACTGGTACAGACACAAGCCCAACATTTACTAACAATGCATGTATTAATGTACAAGTTAGTGTACCGGGTAGTAGCAGTTTGTCTAGTGTCTACACAGTGCAAATGCCATCAAGTGGTACAGTTGATGCAGTAGATTTTGTTACTGCATGGCAAGCTGCTGGTATACCAAATACTACAGCAATTGTTACGAATGAAGGTTCAATTCAACTTTCACACACTCAAGGTGGTCAGATTATCATTGATGACTATGTTAATAATTTTGGTGTTGTGCAAGGTACTAGCAATGGAACTATTTCTGATTCAGGTTTAGATGGTGCAATTAATGCAGGATTTGGTCCTTTCAGTGTGTTTACAGCAGTAGGCGAAACAACAGGCGGTACCGGACAAGCTGAACCAGCTGGTCCAGCAACGTTTACTATTACTGCAGCTGGTCTTAGTTATACTGCAAATGCTACTCCAGTAAATGCCGGTGAAAACTATTCAGTAGGTGACGTATTGACTATTACAGGTACTCAACTAGGCGGTGATGCTCCTGCTAACAATTGCTCTTTGATAGTAACTGCAGTTGATACACTATCTGGTGCTATTATTAGTGCTAGCGTATTGCAAACAAGTGTTGCTAAAGCTAGATATACTACTCAAATAAGTAACTGGATAAGTTTAGATTATACAGCTAATGAAGGTGCTCCTGCATCTAATCCACTCAACAACACTAACTGGTTCTATTCAGTAGCTGATGAAGTTGATATTATGGTTAACCAATCAGGTACTTGGAAAGGTTACAGAAATGTAAACTTCAATAGCGATGGTTTCCCGTCAGCAACTGGTTCACCTGCAACTGATCCCGATGGTCCAATCTGTGCCGCAGTTGCTCCAACTGAACAAAGTGACGGTACTGCGTTGGTATATGGTGATCTATGGATTAGCACAAGTGCTGCTGACCTAGAAAACTATCCAGTATTAAGTCGTTGGCAATCAGTTGACGGTGTAGATCAATGGGTGTTAGTTGATACTACTGACCAAGTAAGTAGTGAAGGTGTATTGTTTGCTGATGCACGTTGGGCTAGTTCTGGCGCAGTTGATCCAGTTAACGATCCGATCCCAACAATCGTTTCTATGCTAACAAGCAACTTTACAGATTTAGATTGTCCAGACCCTGATTTGTACCCAACAGGTATGTTGTTATTCAACACACGCCGTAGTGGCTACAATGTAAAACAGTTTAGAACAAACTATTTCACTGCAAACAACTATCCAAGTGGTTCATTACCGAGTCAATCATATACATGGGTATCCGCAAGTGGTCTAAACACTAACGGTTCACCATATATGGGTCGTAAAGCTCAACGTAACATAGTTGTACAAGCATTGCGTTCAGCAGTATCTACAAATATGTCAATTCGTGAAGAGGACACATATTTCAACTTAATGGCTGCTCCTAACTATGTTGAATTACAGCCTGACATGGTTACATTGAACAATGAGAGAAACAATACAGCGTATATCGTTGGTGACACTCCATTGCGTTTAGCAGACCAAGCAACTGATATTCAGAATTGGGCTACAAATGCAGCCGGTGCAAGCTCATCAGGTGAGGATGGTTGGGTTACACGCAACGAATACTTAGGTGTATTCTATCCAAGTGGTATCACAACAGATACAACTGGTGCACAAGTTGTTGTTCCTGCAAGTCATATGATGTTACGTACATTCTTACGAAACGATGCTGTAGCTTATCCTTGGTTAGCGGCAGCAGGTACACGTCGTGGTACTATTGACAACGCATTGAATATTGGTTACTTAGATGCAACTACTGGTGAATTCCAAGTTATCAAGAATCGTCAAGGCATTCGTGATGTATTGTATACAAATCAAATCAACCCATTAGCATTCTTTACAGGTGTTGGATTACTAAACTATGGTAATAAGAACAGTAAAGACACAATGAGTGCGATGGATAGAACAAACGTAGCACGTTTAGTTTGCTACATCCGTGAACGTCTACAAGTTCTTGCAAGACCATTTGTGTTTGAGCCTAATGATGCATTAACACGTAATCAAATTGCAGGTGTTGTACAAACATTGTTTATTGACCTAGTTGCAAAACGTGGTTTATATGACTACATCGTACAGTGTGATACACAAAATAACACACCAGCACGAATCGATAGAAATGAATTATGGATTGATATTGCAATTGAGCCAGTGAAAGCGGCTGAATTCATTTACATCCCGGTTCGTATTGTTAACACTGGGGCCTTATCAGCATCAGCATAATATAGTCCCCCTCGGGGGACTTTTATGATAAGATAAATAATTATATAGGAGAAATAACATGGCAACAGCCTCACAATCACTGTTCAATATGACCGTAGGAGCAGACAACACACCTAGCTCTCAGGGCCTATTGATGCCTAAATTGCAATATCGTTTCAGAGCATTATTTTTGAACTTTGGTACAGGTGGCTCTACACAAGAGCTAACCAAACAAGTTATTGATATTGCAAGACCCAGTGTTTCATTTACGGAAATACCAATTGATATTTACAATAGTAAAATATATCTAGCTGGTAAACATGAGTGGACCACTACAACTATCAACATGCGTGATGACGCAGGTGGTAACGTTAGTAAATTAGTAGGTCAACAAATTCAGAAACAAATGGATTTTGTTGAACAAGCTAGTGCCGCAACTGCACAAGATTATAAGTTTGAAATAAACTATGAAGTACTAGATGGCGGAAATGGTTTAGCTACACCAACAGTATTAGAGAAATGGGAACTTTATGGTTGCTTTATTCAGACTGTTAACTACAACAACATGAATTATAGCTCAAACGAAATGGCTACTATCTCATTGACTGTACGTTATGATAATGCTATTCAAAGCCCATTGACATCTGGTATTGGTACTAGTGTAGGTCGTGCATTTGGTGGTACAGCAGTAACTGGTATTGGTAGTTAATAACTAATGGCAGGATTCTTCCAAGACTTGTTAAAGGACACTGTCAAAGGATTCTTTGGCAGTGAGTACCTTCGTGATTATACTCACGCTAGTAAAACGTTTAGAACTAACTCTTATCAGTTTTCTCCTAAATATAAGTTCTTGTTTCATGTCTACTTTGACATAAACTATCAACTATTAGGTGATAGCTTTCAATTTCCTGATGGGACTAAAAACTTTTTCGGGTTAGCAGTTAAAACTGTTCAATTGCCTAAGTATACATTTGATTTGCACACAATGAATCAGTACAATCGTACTAGAATTGTGCAAACCAAAATCAAATATGATCCTATCAATATCACATTCCATGATGATAATGGTAATTTGATTAGAAAGTTATGGTATAACTACTATTCATACTACTTCAAAGATAGTGTACAAACTGATCCATACGAATCATATACACCTACTCCATCATCATATGGTGGTAAACCTTCATACGGTAATTCAGGTCAATTAGATATGAACACACGTAATCTATATCAACCTTCTATCACGGGTAATGATGATTGGGGTTATGTAGGTGAGTCAGGCAACGGACAACAAACTAATCTAGGCGCAACTATTGGATCTAGTAAAGCTCCGTTCTTTAGATCAATCAACGTATATGGTTTTAATCAACATAACTTTGTAATGTACAAGTTAGTTAATCCTATCATTGAGAGTTTTAGCCACGATACATATGATTACTCTGCTAGTAACGGTATCATGGAACATCAAATGACATTGCGTTACGAGACAGTTAAGTATTACGAAGGTGCAGTTGATGGAAAAAATCCTAGCAAATATGTTCCTGAGTTTGGTGATATAGAACACTATGATAGAACACTTAGCCCTATTGCAAGACCTGGTTCTAATTCAAGTATATTAGGACAAGGTGGTTTAGTTGATGGCATCGGTGGTACAATGCAAGACTTAAAAGACGGTAACTGGATTGGTGCTATACAAAAAGCAGGAGCAATGAAGAACACGTTTAAGAATCCTCAAAATATTCTTAAGATTGCTAAATCAGAAGCTTTATCTACCGTAGCTAATTCGATTAACCCTCCTCCTAATTCAAATAATCCGTTTAAGTTTCCTGTAGCTGACATAGCTAACAATATCAACGGCAACATATCAAACTTTTTAGGTAAACCACCTAGAGTGGGTTAAATAATATAGAACTAATATTATGGCCCTTATTGACGAAACATATTCAAATTTAGATAATACTGTAAAGATTTTTGATTCTTTCTACAACTTCCAAACGGTAGTAAACTCAAACGAATATGATATAGTGTATTCGTACTTCTTAGAAATATCACAGAGTAAAAGCATAGCAAAAAACTTCACAGCCTTTTTATTTAGAATTGCTAATGTCATTGGGGAAGATGCATTATCATTACTAGACTATATTAAAGGTAAAAGTAAGTTACAAACTACTGCACTTATGGCGTACTATCTCAACGGTATAAAAAGCAAAACAACTTTATACGGTGTTAGTATAGAGCCAGTACCAAACGAACCTGTTCAACGTAACATTGTGGTATAATGGCAAACTTTGCACAAGGTGTATTCGTACCAACTAAACCAGAAAAATATGTAGGTAAACATAAACCTAGATATCGTAGCGGTTGGGAGTTTACATTCATGCAATTCTGTGATAAGAATGATGCAGTATTGCAATGGGCAAGTGAAGCAATTTCAATACCCTATCGTAACCCATTGACGGGTAAGCCATCTATGTATATCCCTGACTTTTTTATTGTATATCAGAATAAGTTTGGTAAACAAATAGCAGAGATGGTTGAAATCAAACCCAAGAAACAAAGTATTATTGAAAGCAAAAAAGCTAATGCTAGAGATAGAGCAGTGGTAGCACTTAATCATGCTAAATGGGCAGCAGCCAATACATACTGCAAGCGAAGCGGCATCACATTTCGTGTAATTACTGAGGATGACCTTTTCTACAAGGGCGGCACCCGCAAATAAATACTACTATAATAGGATAGTTGTATGACCAAAAAACTAAGTGAATTGTTTGATCTTCCTGATTTTGAATCAGAAAAGGAAATAAACGAATCCAACATTGAAAAAGCTGAAGCTCAAGTAATCACGCAAGAAGCATATTCTAATCTAGAAAAGATTGAGAATGCACTTCCTCAAGTTAGGGGATTAGAAGCAAGCGACATTGAGATGGATGAATTAGCTAGTCTAGCAACTAACAGCTATAAAGACTTGATGGATCTAGGTATGCAAGTTGATAGTAGATTTGCTAGTGAAATCTTCAATAGTGCTAGTAGTATGTTAGGTCATGCAATCACAGCAAAAACAGCTAAAATCAACAAAAAACTTAAAATGATTGACTTACAACTTAAAAAAGCATCATTGGATCATAAAACACAGTCTAAGATAGAAGAAATACAAAGCACCCCACTGGGCGAGGGCAATCTATTAGATAGGAATGAACTACTAAAAACATTGTTGGCAAACAAAAAAGACAATAGTGATAAATAATTAATACAGGAATAAAACAATGAAGAGCCTACGTCATTATCTAACAGAGAGTGTCAGAACATATCAATATACTATCAAAATCTTAGGTGATTGCGATGCAAAGTTTATGGAAATGTTCAAATACAATCTAAGTAAATTCGATCCAGTAAAGATCGACACACCTAAATCCACACCTATAAGAAAATCTATTCAAGGTTTTCCTGATGCATCAAATGATTCGTTGACTATCATTAAAGTTGAGTTTAAATACCCAGCTACTGAGCCAATGATTCAACAATGTGCTCAAGCATGTGGTTGTAATATTAATCGTGTTAGAATGCAAACAACTGAGTTTGCTGATAGCATTGAACATACAGCGGAGCAGTATGCTAATCAAGTTGATGACAGTCCATTGTTGTTAAAAACTGAAATGGCAGATGATGGTAAAGAAGCTAGCAAAGAATATGCTAATCAATATCTTGACCGTGTCATCCCTAAAAAATCTAGCATTAATATTCCATACGATGCACCAAAGACTGCTACTCAGCCTAACAAGAGTAAAGAAGGTATTAATACAATTAGTCCTATGAGTAAAATGACTAGGCCGCAACTTCCTCCTACAGGAGCAAGAAGATAATGATTGACTTTTCTACTACACAAATTAGTTGGATATTAATTGGTGCCTGCAGTATAGGTGGCACTGGTTATATGACAATGGATGGTAAAATAGGTGAGATGGATAAAAAACTTGCAATAGTACATACTAAAGTAGAAGCAAGTGAAAAAAGATTAAGTGATGCTAATGCTCAATTAGACCGCATTGAGAACTTAATCATAAATCAAAATAAAGGATCAAAATAATGGATTTCAGAAGCATGTTAGAATCATTAAGCCAATTATCCGAGGCTACGAAAGAAGTCAAGGGTGGCAGAGTACATACTGCTGAACCAGGTGGATATGGTCGCAAGGATGACGAAGATGAAGAAGGCAACAAAGTTAAAGCCAAATCAACCGAGAAAAAAGGTCGTGGTCGTCCCAAGAAAGACGCTGACGAAACAGGTGAAGTAAAGAAGTATGACACTAAACATCTTCACAATGTATTTGGTGGCGGCAAAAAGCCAGAAAAAGATATTGGTAAGAAAAGTAAAAAGCACAGCTTAAAAGAGTTCATTGAAGAAGTTGAAAGTCAGAAGACTCTTAATGAGAATGATGATTACGAAATATCAGCAGACAGAATTGCCGGTATGAATAAGATTCATAGAGATTATTATGAAAAGAATCCGCATTTTGCACGTAGCCATGAGAAACAAGCTATAGGTAAAACAATTGATGCTAGCGGTAAACCTGTTACAGCACTTGCAACAAAAGTCACACCTAAGTTTATTAAACCACAACAAGTTAAACGTATACCAAGTGGTTCTTTCAAATCGAATGTAGAAGAAGAAAGTCCAATTCCAATGACAGGTACTGCTCCTCAAGCAGGACAAAAAGTAATTGTAAAGCCAGGCATGCCAGCTGGCAAACCATCTGCAACAATGACTACACAAACAGGTCAACAAGTTGCTAGTGGACCAGCAGATCAAATTAAAAAGTTAGGTGATTTAGTTAACATGGGCAACGTTACGTTAACTAAGCCGGGTTCCAATCAACCATTAGCTGAAAAAGCAGTAAGTAAGAAGCAACAAAAATTCATGGGTATGGTACACGCCGCTCAAAAGGGTGAAAAGCCAGCAAGTAAAGAAGTTGGTAAAGTAGCAAAGACTATGAAGAAATCTGATGCTAAAGACTTTGCAAGTACTAAACATAAAGGCTTGCCAGAGAAAGTTAAAGAAACAAAAGATTTACCAGGTGATCAAGATAAATTAGATGTTGCACCACCAAAAGGTAAATTGACTAAGGCTGATTTTGAAGCCTTAGGTAAGAAGAAGAAAGTAGATGAAAGTATGAACATTTATGAAAGTGCGGTCAAACATTTTGTTGATGATTTGATTGCTGATATTGATAGCGCACCTTTCCGTAGCGCATTTAACATTAAAGGTCATAATGCTGAACGTGCGGAAAAACAAATTCTTGCGGCAGTACAGCATGATGACAAGTATAATGGTCTAAGTGATGGCGCACAGCGTTCTCTTGTAAAGATTGCATTAGACTTCTTTAAAGATGAAGGTGAATTAGATGAAGGAATTAGAACAGGTACTGTTCCAATGGGAAATACATCTACACTACCGTTTGGTGCTAGGCCAAACATTGTGCAGAAACCTGCAGTTATGCGTAAGCAAGCAGGATCTGATTTCCCGTTGAGCCTCGGACAAGTTAATGATACAAGTAATACATTAACTGATCCTAAAACAACAACTGGTTTAATGAGGGACTTAGCCAAGAAAAGTCCTTTTGCCCTAGAAGGAAAAAACATGAAAGATATGCAAGTTGAAAGTTGGGAAAAGGAACTTAACTCATTATTAAATGAAGGCATTACAGTTTCTAGCAGTACAGGTCAGCAAGGCTCACCTGATTCAGTAAGTATTAATGCTACTGATGCAGATGCACAAGAATTGTTAGCTATTGTACGTCAAGCAGGGTTAGGTGTATTTGGTGGTGATAAGCCTACTAGTGCTTATGGAGCGCCAATAGATGCACATGCACATGGTGCAGAACCTGAGGGTCACGGTGTTGAGCCTGAAATGTCACCCTCAGTAGTTGGTGACGGCGATGATATGTTAGCATTGATTAAAAAGATGACCGGTATTGAGACTGGTGCAGAAGCTCCAGCTACTGGTGAATTAGAAGTTACTTCTGACTACGAAGATGAAGAAGGCGAAGAAGATTCTGATAAACAGTCTTATGATGACGAAGAAAATTCTAAAGAAGAAACTACTGATGAGGGCGTTGTAGGCGCTGGCATCGGCGCCGGTCTTGGTGCACTAGTGGGTGGCCCGATGGGTGCCGCAGCAGGTGGTGCAATGGGTGGTAGCTTAGAAGAAGAAGAAGTCGAAGAAGGCAATAAGTATGCATATAACGTATTAAAGGCTAAACAAGCAGGTAAGAAAAAGGCTGATTTAGACGGTGACGGTGATATGGAGCAAGTAAAAGAAGAAGGTGATCAGACTTGCAACGAATGTGGCGGAGCTATGTATGAGGGTCACTCATGTGATAGTGAACAAGTAGAAGAAAACTTCTCTAATGACGCCGGTGGTGATGCAATGGCTAACACAGAAATGATGAAGCTAAAAGCATTGTTATCTATGGGAAATGATATGCACAAAATGAAGCATAATAACACTGTTGGTAACCCAACACAAGTAGCATTCCGTGAATCAATCAATGATTGGATGAAATTAAGCGGTATTAGGTAATATAAAAAGCTATAAAATAGCTCGGTTAACCGAGCTATTTTTTTGGAACCTAATGTGCTACAAAATTTGATAAATACTCAATAAGGTTGGATATTTATGTCTCAAGAGCTAATAGACTTTGGCGTGTTCCCTAATGATCCTGATGCGGATGCCATTAGAACTGCCTTCCAAAAATCACAAAACAATTTCACTGAACTATATACGTTAACGGTATCTACTGGTGTTGTAAGCGTACAGCCGGGTGCTGGTATATCAGTAAATCAAACACAGGGTAATGTTACTGTTACTGCTAATATTTCTAGCGTCACAGTTCAAACTGCTAACAATTTACGTGTTGGTATAGGTACACCAACAGGTCAGACTGCTACAATCACAACAGCAAGTACCCCTATTGCAATGGATTTGGCAGCTAATATTGTAGTTAATAAAGTAACTGCTAATTTTATTTCAGGTGCATTAACTGCAGGACCACAACCGGGTATTACTGGTATTGGTGCTTTAAATAACTTAACTGTTACAGGTGATATTACTGCAAGTAACTTCCGTGGAAATGTTATTGGTGGTACCATAAAGGGCACATTTAGTGCACCTGGATCAAACACACAAGTTATGTATAACAATTCTGGTGTGTTTGATGGTTCACCTAATTTAACATGGGATGGATTGACTTTAACAGTACGAGGTGATATTGATGCTGATAATATACAGTCTAATACTGTAACTGCTGTAGGGACTATAATAGCAGGTAATGCTAATTTAGGTGATACAGCATCAGCAAATCATTTTATAAGTCTTGATATTAATACCGGTAATGCAACTGCTAATTTCTTTATAGGTAATGGTAGTCTATTAACTGGAATAGAACTTGCTAATATGGCTAACTATGCTAACTATGCTAATTTTGCAGGTGGTATTATTGGTGGTAATGCAGGACAACTATTAATTCAAACAGGTGTAGATACAACAGGATTTGCTAATGTTGGAAACGTAGGTGATGTACTTATAAGTGATAGTGCTAACGGTATATACTGGGCTAATGGTACAATTTCTGGTATTGCATTAGGTAATACACTAGCGGCGTTAAAAAATGGTAATTGGATATTATCAAATGCAAATGCATATAACGGTAATATAGATGTTCAATTTGATGTTGATGGATCAGTAACTGCTGATCCAGATAAAGTAGTAGTTCGTGATCCGGGTGGTAATGTCTTTGCAGAATATATTTTTGCTAACATATTGAATCCAGTAAGTGCTACAATAGATATAGCTAATTTGCATATATCAGGTGGTACAATAAACTATGTATTAACTACTGATGGTGCAGGTGCCTTATCATGGCTAGATGTGTCGGGAATTGTTGGTAGTAATCCTTTACCAGCATCTTCTGTAGTTGCTGCCGGTACTGATACACAAGTTCAATTTAATGATAACGGTAGTACTGCAGGACACGCAAACTTCACA